GGGGAAAAAGGGGAAGGGGTGTATGCGGTGGGGACGGTGGAGCTGCCATTGCATCCGAATTGCCTGTGTTATAAGACGGCGGTTTTGATGAGTGAGAAGGAGTTCACAGCTGGGTTGAAAGGCTGGTTGAACGGGAGCAAGCCGTGGGCTGAGATGGATGATTACGCAGAGCAGCTTTCAGCGGTTAGCGATCAGCCATTAGCTCAATCCATTTTGCCGAATGCGATTAATTTGGCGGTGTGGTTGTTTTCAGACAAGTTGAAGGTCTAAGGTCAAATGTCATTATCAGATGAAATCAAGGCGGCTTTGGAGGATGACGATGCGTTGATGACGCTTCTGACTGGGGGGATATTCAACGAGGTGGAGGAGGTCAGCAAGCAGAATACGGCAACGGCGTTCGATGCGAACGGTGAGATCAAGCCGTGTGCGTTGATCAAGCTGGGTGTGGAGACGAAGACGGGTCCACATGCGAGGAGTGTGCGGACACCGTTCCGAATCTATTTTTATCAACGACAGGGTTATGACGTGACCGGCCCTGCGAAGGAATTGGTCTTCGACATTTTGAACGATCAACAGATAGGAGAGCGAGTATGGAATATTGAATATGGCAGTGAGATCAATCAACAACGTGACCAGGCTTTGGATTGCGCACTGGAGTCACAAGTTTGGAATGCGATCCGCAACCGATAAATAAGGAGATAACAATGACTGCACCTAATGATCCGAATACTTTTGGTTTGAACGAAATCATCGTCGTGAGCCGGGATGGTCTCACGCAGGCGGCTTTGCCATCGGCACGGACGCTGGAATTCGAGGAGGAGGTTGTCACGGGCGATAGCACCGGCGATGACCAGATCTCGGCAATTGCCACGATCCCCGTGGGCATCAAGGGCAAGATCGAGAAGGGCGGCATCTCGCTGGAAGCCTATGCCGTCATGACCGGGCATAGCTTTGAGGCAACCGGTGACACACCCAACCAGGTGGGGACGTTCAATGCCGATTCAGATCGCTATCCATACTTTCAGGTCTTCGGCAGGTCGCTTGGTGATGAAGGCGATGATGTCCATATCTGGCTCAAGAAAGTCAAGTTGACCACCGGCTTGAAGGGTTCGTTCAAGTATGGCGAGTTCCTGACCTCTGAGATGGAGTTCCGTGGCATCAAGGTCGATGGCTCGGCTTTTGAAGTGGTTTCGAATGAGACTGCTGAAGAGATTCTCGTAGGCTCTTAGCGGTTAGCTGTTAGCACCTCACCCCCGGCCCCTCCCCTAAAGGGGAGGGGGGATTGGAAAATTATGAGCGAACAATTGAATAGACTGAAACAAGCGCAGGCGGCGAGACGTGAAACGCTGGCGCAATTCCGTGCGAACCAGATCAAGGAACTGCCCCTGCCCAGCGGGACGGTGGTCTTCGTGAAAGATGTGACGATGACCGATCTCATGCTGACCGGAAAATTGCCCGATAGTTTGCTGGATATTTCTCAAGAAGCTGCCAGTCAAGGTAAGGGTAATATCGATCTCAAGATGGTTTCAAAGGGCGGACCAGAGTTCAAAATCATGCTGGATGTGCTGACAAGGTTGTGCGTTGTGGAGCCACCGATTGCCGATGTAGGTGACGATGACCATTTGGGCATCGATGAACTTTCGAGCGACGATAAGATGGCGATCTTCAACTGGGCGAACCGGGAGGTGGAGCAACTCAAATCCTTTCGTGAAGGAGAAGCTGAACCTGTGGAGGCTCTACAATCTGGCGACCGGATACGGGCTAAGGCCAAGCGCACTGTTCACTCTGGAAACGGAGATCGGGCAGTGGAGCCTGGATGAAGCCTGCCTATCGACAGGCAGACGCATCGAGAATAATTTGAGCAAGGGCAAGGATATGTTTGATGGCTTCGGCGCTGCGAGCGGTAAACGATACCAGAGCGCAAAAGGCAGAGCGAAGAAGAAGGTCAAGATCAAGAAAGATGGAACCTGGTAAATGGCGATTCAATTAGGCAGCGCATACGGAAAAGTTGATCTCGATGTAAAGGGTTTGCTCAATGGCGTGAAGCAGAGCAAGGCCGGTATGATGACGCTTGCCGGTTTAGGGGAGCAAGTGGGAGCGGGGATGAAGCGAGCGGGTCAACTGATGACGGTAGGATTGACATTGCCTCTGGCGGCGCTGGGGGCCGCATCCATCAAAGCGGCGAGCGACCTGGAAGAGACACGCAATAAAGTCAAGGTTGTTTTTGGGGATATGTCCGAGAGCATGTTGCAATGGGGCAAGGATGCAGCCACGGCATTCGGCATGAGTCAACAACAGGCACTCGAAGCAGCGGGCACATTTGGGAATCTGTTCACTTCGATGGGACTGGGAAAGGGTCCAGCGGCAGATATGTCGCAGGGTCTGGTGAAACTAGCGGCTGACCTGGCTTCGTTCAATAATCTCGATCCAGGCATCGTGCTAGAGAAATTGCGTTCGGGTTTGGTGGGTGAGGTGGAACCGCTGAGAACTTTGGGGATCAATCTCACGATGAATGCCACAAAAGCCAAGGCAATGGAGATGGGGCTGGCAGATGCGAACGGTGAAGTTTCACAGTCGGCCTTATTGCAGGCACGATATGCACTGATTCTGGAACAATCCGCAAATGCGCAGGGCGACTTCGCACGCACAGCGGATGGGCTGGCAAATTCCTCACGAATTATGAATGCGCAGTGGAAAGATGCTCTGGCAATCCTTGGTAAGAATTTATTACCAATAGCGCTGGCGGTGGTCAAGACGTTGAACCGAATGCTCGAAGCATTCAACAACATGAGCCCTTTCCAGCAGAAGGTGATTTTGGGATTCTTGGCGTTGCTGGCAGTAATGGGTCCCGTGTTGATGGTGTTGGGTTCGTTGATATCTTTCATCTCCACGATTGCAGGATTTGCTGGCACGCTCTCTGGGCTGGGCATTTCCCTTGCTGGAATCGGCACGGTGATCACTGGCACGTTGCTCCCGGCAGTCGGGGCGTTGCTGACTGCTTTGGCTCCGGTTCTGTTGATCCTTGCGGCGATTGCAGTTGCCGTGGGCATTTTGTATTTGATGTGGAAATATAATATTTTCGGAATGCGGGATGTGTTCAACAATGCCATCAAAGTGATCAAGAGAGTTTGGGAGGCATTCATGGCATTCTGGCGGGGGGATACGGAAGAAGGGATGGCTATTATCAATGACCTGTTCAAAAACTTCAGGGAGAATCTAGCCAGGATTTTCAATTTCACGGCGTTTGCGCAGAACTTTCAAAATTTTGTAAACTGGATCCGCACTGCGTTGACGCAGGTGCGCAATTATATTTCGACGGCGTTCACGAATGTGAACTGGGGGCAGGTGGGAAGATTTATTTTACTGGGTTTGGCGAATGGAATGTTGTTGGGGTTGCCAAATCTGTTGTTGATCGCAAAGCGGATCGCTGATTCGTTATTGGCGCAGATCAAGAGGTCGTTGGGGATCTCATCTCCATCGAGGGAGGCGATGAAGTTGGGGATCTTCACGGCACAGGGCTTTCAATTGGGGTTGCAGAAGGTTTCACCGGAGGATATGGCACGCTCATTGGCGAGACCGATCACGAATATGAACACGTCCACGCAACAGACGATCATTCAGAATTTTGCAAGCGGGCTGACGACGACGCAGGTGCGAGGGATGATCGCTGAGAACAATGAGGCGTTGATGAGTACGATGATTGGAGCGCTCAATGGATGATTTTGAGATCGGTTTGACTGAAGAGGCAATGACGAATATCGAGGAGTTGACCACGCCTTTGGAGACGCCCAAGAGCGAATATTTTCCATACGCTCGCACGGTCAATTTGGGGAATGGTGGGAAGAGGGGCGTGGGGTTCCCGATGGCGACATGGACGTTTGCTTTATTGGAAGTGGAGCAACGGGACCAGCTCAAGGAGTTTTGCCCGGATGCTTCAGCAGAGGTATTTATCAGAACGAAGATGAACGATGACACGTATGCTCTTTTTTCAGCGACGATGTTGTGGACGGATACGGAAGATCGCTGGTATGGGGTGAAGCGGAATTATCAAATTATTTTTCGGCATTTGGTTTTGATCCCGGAGGGGTCGTGATAAATGGTGAATGCAGAATGATGAATGATGAATGCAGAAT